GGTGCCGGCGAATTATATTTCTAGGTGTACCGACCTGTAAGGGGCTTCCATATTCTTAAAATGATCTAGGTGACGTCGCAGCACAAAAAACGAACACAATACAGCAATTTACAAATACGGCAATCTAAGCGCACTTTTTTTATAAATTGTTAATAAGATTAAAAAATAAAAGTTAATTAATTACAGGGGTTAAAAACTTTTAAAAACATGAGTAAAGATAATAAAGATTTTGGTGTTTGGAATACAACACAAGTTGCAATGATGCTTGGCATATCGCCGCAGGTCGTTAATGAACACGCTCGAAATGGTGTCATTCCAAAAATCGGACGTGGCAAATTTAATCCGATTAAAGCGGTGTCGTCATATTGTAAATGGTGCAGGGGCCAACGTGACGAAGCAACCGGATCAGGTAAATCACTAACCGCCGCGCGAACGGAATTGGCTCAAGAGGACACAAGATTAAAACGCTTACAAGCCGAAAAACTTGAAGGCAAACTTTGCGACATTGATTTAATACTTGATGCAGAAAACAAATTGTTGTCCGGCATATCAAACATAATTCGCAACAGCGATATTGATGAATCTCGCAAAGAGGATATTTTTACCGCAATCCGGGATCATGGCGATAAATGGAAAGAGGAAATGACAGAATGAAACCGTCGTTTTATAATTATATATCTGGAGCATACCAAATTAATCGTCGTTGCCATCGATTTCGTGCAAGCATGCCGGCGACACAATGGGCTGAAGAGGTTCGTCGAATGGAAGGCGGCAAGCGTTATCGTTTTGACTTTGCACCATATCAAAAAGAAATGATGCAAACGCCGTTTGATCCAAATGTACAGATGACAGTTTTTCAATTAGCGTCACGACTTGGCAAGACTGAAGTTTGTATGAACATCATTGGTCATTCAATTGATGAAGCTCCGCGAAAAATATTGGCTTTATATCCGACAACCTCACAAGCTGAAAAATGGTCGAAGGAAACACTTGAAAAAGAATTGTTTGAATCAACTCCGAGTTTGCAATGGTTGGTTCGCGGTGGCCGGCGTAATTCAAGCAACACCATACTGCACAAACTTTTTCCAGGTGGGCTGATAAATATATTTGGAGGCAATGCGCCCGGTGAACTTAGGAGAGCAAAAGGAAACTTGCTTTTTGCTGATGAGGTTGACGCATTACAAGCAAGCGAAGGCCGACGCGACGAAGGTGATCAACTGTCAATTCTTTGGATGCGTGGCAGTGAGTATCGAGACACAATCAGAATTGCTGCAAGTTATCCAAGTGAAGAAGGACAAAGTCGCATTGCGCAACTAATGGAAAATTCAGATTATCGCAAATGGATGACACCATGCGCAGAGTGTGGTGAGGAATTTGTGATGTTACGCGAACACGTAAAATATGAAAAAAACAAACCTGAAGACGCATATATAAAATGTCCGCAAAACGGTTGTCACTTAACTGACAATCATCGACGTAAAATGATTATTAATGGACACTGGCAAGCAACCGCTAAATTTAACGGTGTTGCCGGCTTTTGGGGAAATGGAATGATGTCACCGCATCCAGTGCAGAAAGGTTTTAAAAGTCATTTGCATTGGATAGCACAAAAAGAAATTGAGATTGAGCAAGCTGATAATCCAGATCGGGCGCGACATGTGTTTGTTAATACTTTTGACGCTGATCCATACAAACCGGAACGAGTAGAAGCACCGGAGCCTGACAAATTACTGCAAAGAATTGAAGACTATCAACCGCGTGTTTTGTTGCCGGAAGGCGTTTTAATTATTACCGCCGGCGTTGACGTACAAAAACGATGGCTTGAATCGACTGTATGGGGATGGGGTGAAAATAAAGAATCTTGGTTGCTTGATCATTTTACTATCAACGGCGCACCAGATGATCCGGGAACGTGGTCAGAACTTGAACGCACTTTGGCAAATTGTCGTTATCCACATCCATACGGAACAGAATTGGCATTATTTGAAGCCGGTTCGCGTGTGTTTGTAGATGCCGGACATTGGGATCAACATGTTTTGCCTTGGACATTTTCAAAACAAAAACTTGGAGTTGCAGCTTGTCAGGGATCGCCAACCATTAATGCACCAATACTTGGCAAGCCAAGGTTGGCACATAATCCTAGAGCGCAAATTTGGAGTTTAGGCGTTAACCAAAGCAAAGATATTTTATATCGAAGGTTAACTTTAGATCCGCCAAATGATGGTGTTTCATTTCCGCCCGGATTTATTCATTTAAACAAATCAGCAACGCCACAATTTGTCGAAGGATTGACGGCAGAATATGGCAAAGAAGAACGTTACCGCGGAGAAGTTTTTATACGTTACGTTTGCGAAAACTCAAAACGTAATGAGGTTTTAGATACTACAGTGTATGCACATGCTGCCAAAGAAGCCATTCGACCGCGATTTGAAAAGATTAAAGAAAATTTAAAAAACAAAACTCAAGAAACTAAACCAAAAACAAAACGACTGTATCGAAAACGGCCCGGTCGTGGATTTATTGGAGGTTTCAATTAATGGAGTCATTGCAAAGTTTAGAAAAAAGCCTAACAGGCGAACAGCGTTTGCATTTAAACATTTTGATACAAGCTCGCGAAGATTTTGTAATTGCGCGTGATCATGAATACATTGATGAAAATGGTTATATTGATGAATCCGCTTTTCGTTATAAAGGTAAAGGCAAACAATTAGTTGGAGGTTTTAACACTCCAATGACTGTCACTGGACTGTATGAATTAGCTTTGTACTGGAGGAGCGGCGCACCATTGCTTTCAATTAATGCACTAGGGATTCCAGACATTGACGCATTTGGATTTTTAAAACGATTAAACAAAGCAGCAAAAAACAGAACGCGCCTACCGTCACGCATGCCGCTCGACACACTATGAGAAAAATTAATATTGATTTAGATGCAATTGAAATATTAAGAAGATCGGCAGAGTCGACGCCGGGAACTTTAGCTACTTATATATCATTAAGAGAAATTGCAACAGCTTGTGAATCACCTGATTTTCATACATCAATTGAAGAAATACGATCAAGATCACTAACTAGTGAAAGATGGTGTCGACGAAATCTAAAACTGATGGAACGCAAGCGATTGATTGACAAATACAAAACCGCAAACGGTCTTAGGATCAGAATCTTAAAAGTTGCAAAGGCGTGATCTATCGTATTGATCGACCGGCACTATTATAATTTGTGGCCGATACTGCTCCAAAATCAACAATTCATGCCGGTGATTCATTTAGTTGGGAATCTGATTTTTCTGATTATCCTGCAACAGATGGTTGGGATGCAATAACAGTTTTTCAAAAACCAGGGAATCAACCATTGCGCGTTATTGGTACAACATCCGGAACTAAGTTTGTGTTTACAATAACCGCCGGCGAGTGTGCTTTATTGGAGCCTGGAAAATGGAATTATGCAATTAGAGTTAACAAAACAACGTCAAGTAAAACTCTTCAAACTGGATCAACAGAAATAAGACCAAATCCAGAAGCACCGTATGTTGAAAGCTACAACGAAAAATGTTTGCGTTTAGTTAAAGCAGCAATTGAAAACCGTCTTGAGGACGTCCAAGAATCAATTTCGATTTTAGGTCAAGACATTACAAAGGTTCCGGCAATTGAACTTGATCGCATGCTTGATCGTTTCCAAATGCGAGTAAATCGAGAACACAAACAAAAACAATTGCTAACTGAAAACAAGCGACGCCGTAAAGGTCGAATTATTTTAAAAGGCTAATGAATAGTAAATATTATTTTAATCCTAAAAACGGCAAATTGACTTTACGCGAGACAAAAAAACGCGGATATGCTGCGGTTACATCGCAACAATTACAAGAGGGATGGATTGCTAGTTATTCAAATGCCAACACTGAGTTGCGTGGCGGATTAGCTAGATTAAGAAACATGACGCGCGACCTTGAAAGGTCAAATCCGTATGTTGTTAGGTTTTTGAATGAGTGGGTGACAAATATTGTTGGATCAGGTTTTACTTTTCAATCATTAGCAACTAACGCCGCCGGCAGAGATGACGAACAAGCGCGGTCAATAATCGAGGAGGCGTGGGAAGAATGGAAAAAGCCGCGTAACTGTACCGCATCAAAGGACATGAGTTATTGCGAGTTTAAAGCATTAACTGAAAGATCAATTGCGCGAGACGGTGGTATTTTAATACAAAAGCTGCGTGGATTTGATAACGATTACAATTTTGCGTTGCGTGTCCTAGAAATCGACAGATTAGATTTAGATTACAACAATAACAATTTGGAAAACGGAAACCGGATTGTTATGGGTAAAGAATTAAACCGGTATGATGAAGCAATTGCATATCATTTACTTGGCGACCATCCGGGCGAAACGTACAAAAGCTATGGCAAAAAAAGAACGCGAGTGCCGGCTGATCAAATTATACATCGCTTTTATCGCAACCGGGCGGAGGCATCACACGCCGATCCATTAATAACAAGTGCTATTATACAATTACGACACCTCGAAAAATATGAAGAAGCTGAAAGTATTGCCGCAAGAATTAGTGCAAGCTCAACAGTTGCTATTGAACGCGACTCATCGATGCCGTATGAAGGAGATGAATATTTTGACCAAGAATTAACTCCTGGTGGTAAGTGGGATTTAGAACCGGGGGAAAAAGCAACGCTTTTAAATCCAACTCATCCAAATGCAAATTATGATGGTTTTCGTTCTGGCGTTTTAAAAGGTGTTTCCGCCGGCTTGTTAATGTCTTATCCAACATTAGCACAGGATTATGGTGGTGTTAATTACAGTTCATTGCGTGAATCTAAGTTAAACATTAAAGCACTGACAAAATGTTATCGTCGTCTTAATATTGAAAATGAGGAAGAGCCAATATTTCGTGCTTGGTTGGGAACAGCATTGAGGACTGGAGCAATAAAACTTCCGGCTAGTAATTTTAACAACTTTGCAAAAGGTTCATTTACAGGTGCAGGTTTTGAATGGGTAGATCCGGCGCGTGAAATCAACGCACTAAAAACTGAACTTGAAATTGGGGCAACTTCATTAAGTCGTGCCGTTAAAGAAAGACTTGGCGTTTCTCTTGATGTTATTATTGCAGAAAGAAAAAGGGATGTTGAAACGTTTGAAAAAGCCGGTTTGCCAGTTCCAGAAGCACTTTTAACAACGCTTGATCTATCCCAAACAGAAGAATCAGCGAATTTACAAGAATAATGCAAACAGCTTATCGAACAATTAAAATTGAAAAAAATCAACGCGATGAAATTCCGCGTGGAATTTTAACAACTGAACAAGCGGTACCAATGTTTGATTGGAATCGTGGCGAATTTATTCCGGAAGTTATTTTGATGAGTGGAATGTTACAACGTGGTGAGACTATAAAACTTTTAGATACACACAACACTGATTCCGTTCGTTCAGTATTAGGATCATTTGTTGATTTACAAGTTAAGCAAGCCGGAGAAAGAAACGTCCCACATAAATTTGTTGATGGTGAAATAAGAGTTTCAAAAACTGAACCAGACATTCAAACCAAACTTGAAGAAGGTCACATAAATGAAATGTCTATTGGTTATCGTTATGATGATGATGAAACTATTTATTTAAAAAAAGGCGAAAGAAGAATTATTGAAGGCAAAGAGTACGAAGGCCCGATAAACATCCGCACAAAATGGGAAGCACAAGAGGCATCACTTGTTCCAATCGGTGCAGATGATCAAGCGCAAATACGAGGATTTAAGAGCATTGAAGAAGCTCAAAAAATGATTTCACAAAAGCGAAGCGAAGAAACCAACAGCGACAGCGTGACACCTGAAGTTGAAAAGATCAATGACAAGATCGAGGAATCTGATCCAGAGCCAAAAAGTGAAACCGAAACTAAACAACAACAACCAACCATATTTATTAACATGGATCAAAAAATTGATAAAGCTGTTGAAGAAAAAGCAATTGAGGACGGCATTAAAGCCGGCCAAGAGGCTTTTGATAAGAGAGCGGATGCAATAATGGCAATCGGTGAAGAAGTCGGTGACGCACAATGGGCGATCAACGAACTCAGATCTGGTAAGTCAATTGAAGACGTTCAAAATTCAGCTATAAAAAAATTGAAAGAAGAAACTAAAAGCATCGGTGCAAAAACTGCCGAGCCTTTAGGACTAAGTAAAAAAGAGCAAAAAAGTTATTCAATAACGAACGCTATGAAATCATTGATTTCTGGTCGTGGTGTTGAAGGACTTGAAAAAGAAGTAAGTGATGCAATTGCAGAGCGTGTTGGTCGGGAGACGAACGGTTTTTTCATCGCGGAACAGCGTGACTTAGTTGCCGGAACTGCAACAGATGGCGCGGAACTAGTACCAACTGATCACCGTTCTGGTGATTTTATTGACGCATTAAGGCCAAACATGGTCACACTGCAAGCCGGTGTGCGTGTTCTTAATGGTTTAACTGGTGACGTTTCTATTCCTAGAAAAACAACTACAAGTGCCGCAACTTTCAAAACTGAGGTTCAAGCACATGCTAACACAGAACCACAGTTTGATGCGCTTACATTGACACCGCGTCATTTGGGTACTTACACTGATGTTTCAAAGCAGCTATTGGCTCAAGGATCACCAGATGTTGATGCTCTTATTCGTGATGACTTAAATCAGGCAATTGCGGTTGCTTTAGATAAAGCAGTAATTCAAGGTGCAGGTGATGGATCAAATGAGCCACAAGGCATTATTGGTCAGGCTGATGTACCTGTAATTACAATTGCTGATAATAGTGGCGGTGAGCCAACCAAAGCAGAGTTGCATGCATTTATTAAGTCACTAGACGAAAATAATGCTTTAGGTGCTTCTTGTGCTTGGATCACAACTCCAACTATTGCTGCCAACGCAAAACAGACTCTTTTAGATTCTGGTGTTAGTGGTTATCAGTGGGACATGGCATCAAACACCATGCTCGGTTATCCTGCACACAGTACAGCAAACATACCTGCCGAAAGGACAATTTTTGGTGAGTTTGACCAGTACATACTTGGCTTGTTCCAAGGTATAGAAATTGTTTATGATCCGTTCTCAGGTGCGAAAAATAGATTAGTCACATTTGTGCTTAATCTTATGTGTGACGGCGACGTACGTCAGCCGCTTGCATTCGCAACATCTGACAGTGGTTCATAAAATTTGTTTTTATTCATAACATAGGTGGGGGGTAACCCCCACCACATTTATGTTAACAACTGATTCTTTTCACAATTACGACAGTAATATTATGGTTAAAATAAAATTCATTAGAAGCTGCGGAGCCGGCAAGGTAGGAGAAATTAAAGAGGTTACTGAAAACGTTGCACAAACGTCAATTGCTTACCAAAACGCCGTACTTTTTACAGAAAAAGAAAAGCCAAAGCCAAAAGCAAAAAAGAAAGCAGCAAAAAAAGTTGCTAAAGCAAAGCCGCCTGTCGACGCTGAAAGATAATGAGCGAAGCGATTGCAAAAGCGATTAAATCGCAATTTGAATTTGCAAAACGCAACGGATCAAAATCACTATCAATTCAAGGCGTAACAGTGGACGCGTTAATTGTTGAGCCAATTGAAACGTTAGGCGATCAGCGAAGAGGTCGACAGCGCGGCATGCGACGTGCCATTGTTGGTGTCCTAAAATCTGATTTACCAATTGTTCCTGTACCGGGAACTAGAGCTAGTCTTGATAATTGGAATTGTGTTGTAGCTGACGAAGGTGTTGAAGAAGAAGCTTTTGCATATCGCATTCATTTAGTAAGTCCATGAGCATTGTAACAACACCGGCTGTTCTTGAATCGTTTGCAGAGAACAGAATTAAAACATTAATTGAGGCACAAGTGACAAAAGTGCCGGACGTAAACATTTTGACCGGTCACACAATTGAAGATGATTCAATTGATCAAGAAGCACCGGTTGTTGTCATAACCGTTGTAAGAGATGAAGAGGATATACCAGGCACCGGTTGGTGGGCCTGTTCAATTGAAGTTGAACTTGATCCGCGTGATTTAGATGACGAATCAACAGATTCAACCATGCTAGAAATAGAAACCGCACTTGGTGACGGCGACGACTCAAATAAAATTGAAGCACAATTAACTAATGGCCGACTTTTGTGCATGACTGGATCTGTCTTTTATGACTCTGAACTAGCTTACAATCCAACAGCCAATGAACGAATTAGAACTTTTACTTTTAGCGCATCTTTAGGTCTAACCGCCTCTTGATCTATCCAATCTTATAAAACCATATATTTTATTTATTATGCCATCACCAACTTATGTAGGATCCGCCAGTGGAATGCAAAAAGGCGTTGCCAATGCTGAAACCGGAATAAAAATTGATTCTTTTGACACTTCAGTATCAGACGAAAAAGCACTTGCGTATGATGAATATGGCGGCGTGTGTGGATTTGCTCATAAATTTAATCCAAGCGTTACAATTTCTGTAAGTGGAGAAATTAGCAACACGACACAAGGATTACCAATTTCAGTTTTTGGACAAGCAATAACTTTTGAAAACGCTGCAAATGCAAAAATTACTGATGGTGGAGATAATGATTCTAATGCCGGCGACGCTTATGCAGGAATTGACGGATCAGGTGGTTTTTATTTAGAAGACATTTCATTTTCAGAAAGTCGAGACGGGTTTAGAACGCTATCACTTACCGCAATAGCTTATCCCGGTCTAACTTAAAATAAACAATTTGCCCACGGGCCAGACTGAGTGGAAAACGAACAAATAAACAGCCTAAGAGACGGTCAATATATTACTGGTTCAACTGATCTTGCGGCGTCATTAATGGCTTGCGGTGTTGCGCCGTCAAAAGATTCGCCATGTACTAACACATACACCGACGACAAACCGTTTCGATCTGGTGTCCCTGGAAAAGTTCTTTATCATCTTGAACGTCATTCAAGCACCTTTAAATCTGAAGATGGTTCATTTATACCTGCGGATAAATTAGCCGGTGGGTTTGCATCAAAAGATGCTAATGAAAAACTTGATGAATTAATTGATCAAATTGACGACGAATTATTGCGTTGCAAAATACAAGCCCAATTGCCGATTGCAATTATGAGCCATCACCGCGCGGCATTAGGCAACCGTCAAATCATTCGTAAATGGTGGCGTAAAGTAACGCCATACTTTTATGTCAAAAAAGGAAAGAAAAGATTTTTAATATCTAAAGACGCAAAACAAACCGCGAGAAAATGGAACGCATAAAATGAGCTTATTTAACAAACCACAAATTTCTGAATTAGATCCAGATGACGCTTTCGAAGATTCTGACATGATGACATGGCAAGGCAAGCCGCTTTTTTGGTCGTTTCGACATTGGTATTTGTTTTTACCTATGATTAAAAAGGGCGGTGAAATGTGTGAATCAGAGCAAATAACTTTGGCACTTTGGATTGCAACACATGATGAACAACAAATAAAAGAATTGCGATGTAAGTACCGCCGCAATATGGACGAAGTTTTCGCCGATTTTGAAGAAGCACCAGAAAAACTTGGAGTCGAACCGGGATCAACGGCACTTGCAGAAGCCGGTGAAATCGTAACGCACTTAATTGAAAGCGTTACAGCATCGCAAGAGCAACTTGAAGAAAGTGACGATGATGAGGAGGATACAGGATCGCCGGGAAAGTAAGCAACGCCGCCGGATATGCTGCGTCACTAGCGCGAGTTTTGCCGGGACATGATTTAGATTATTATCTTGGACGCTTGCCTTATGCGCAAGGGTTACAACTTCAGAGCATTGATCTGGCTCGTAACGGCGTAAAATTTAACACACCTAAACAAAGCGATAAATCGTTTGATGACATAGCCGGAAACTAAGTGCCGAATCTATCCATTGAAACGCTTAGTGCTAATTTAAAAATGTGCGTAAAATTGGTAAAACACATTTAAATGATAAGCAATGGGTTCAATCGATGAACAAATATGCCAAAGTAAAAAGGCAAATGGATCATGACGAAATTTGTAATCACTTTGGAAGACAAGCGTGTTTGTGGGCGGTTAAGTACACACCAAAAGCGCGAAAGTCTGGATTTCTTGGTGAAGCAGCAAGACCAAAATTAAAAGGGGTTTCTGCAAAAAGATTACGCGCAACCGGTCGTGCCAGTTTTTTCCATGCTTTAGTTTCAAAACCACATGGAAAACATAATGCACATCCACGCGGCCAAGGTAATTACAATCAAGCCTTAAAAATATTTAATGGTCGACGCCGATCAATTGGTGCTAACGCCGCCGGTTTTTTAAAGCCGGCACAACAGCTTGGAAAAACTTTAAAAACCAGAAAAGCCGTTTTGATTCCAGGAGCCAGTGCATCGCGCAGTTATGGCAAAAAATCAAAAGGTGGTGAAATGGCTGCTATTGCACACAACAATGTAGAAGGCTCTGGAGACGTAGCATTTGAACCAATGGCTCGAGCTATGAATGAGGTGTCACGACGAGAGCTTGATTTTGCTAACAGGCAAATCGAAAAAACAAACAAAGCCTTTATGGTTAAAAGCATTGGTAAATTATTAAGATAATGGCAACTCGTAAAAACAAACTGACAACCGTTTTTGATGGTGACGATCGACCATTTCAAAAAAAGATTAAACGTGTACAACACGCAGCAAAAAGGACTGGTGCTATTTTAGGCAAAATGGGCGGTGTTTTGGGTGGCCTTGGTCTAAGTATGGGCATGGCCCGGACTGCGCAGCACTTTGACAGAATTGCAAAAGTTGCGACTAGAATGAATATGTCTGTTGAGTCACTGCAAAGGTTATCACACGCAGCCGAGTTATCTGGTTCTAGTCTTTCACAGTTGCAGGGAATTATGACAAGGCTTGAGCGTCGAACTGGTGAAGCATTACAAAATTCAACTGGGTCACAAGCTGAAAGATTTAAAGAGTTAAATATTGAAGTTGAATCATTTTCTAAATTATCGCCTGAAGATAAAATATTAGCAATTGCTGATGCTTTTAATCGACTAGGAGGCTCTGAAAAAAGCATTGCAAGTTTGATGGGCTTGTTAGATACTGAAGTTCGTGAATTAATACCGCTGTTGCAAAGTGGTTCAAAGGGTATAGAAGACATGGTAAAAGGAATTACTGTGTTAAGTAAGGAACAGATTCGAAGCATGGAAGCTGCCAATGATGGTATTACTAAATTGCAGCAATTTGGAACAACATTATTTGGCGGTGCATTTTCGAGTTTTGACGGTATTGCTAGAGCAACAAAAGCACTTTTTAGAAGACCTGACCTAGAATTAGGAGAAAGCTATTTTGCAAAAGGGGGAGGTGATACAGCAGCAAAAATGCGAGCATACTCATATACGTCTATTTATCAAACACCAGAAAATCGAGCTTTGATGGAAAAGCACAACACTGGCGACTTGCGAATTGCTCGAAAAAAAGAACAACTTGAACTTGATCAACAGGAAAAGGAAAACAAACAACAGCAAAGAAAAATACAATTTAATTTATTGAAAAGACAAGTTAAGGATAAAGATATTTCCGGTCTTTTTCAAAGAACGACAACAGGTAAAATTTTACAAGGAGCAGGAGGTTTATTTGAAAAAATAACTGGTCAAAGTTTTGGCGACAAAGCTAAAAGTGTTTTAAGAGGTGCAGATTTTCAATTTAGAAAGGCAGGAGGTTTTGAAGCTATACAGGATAAAATTAGGGAAGCAAAACAAGCAAATAAATCAGTGCTTTTAGATAACAATGCCACAGTCATGAAAATGATTAAAAAAGAAGAAGAACAGCGTCGCAATCAACCCTCACAAACTTCTGGTCGCTTTGGCGAGTTTGTTGCAGCAGCAACACTTGGATCAGGTCGCGGTCGTTCTGTTAGTCAATCTAGAGGCATTCGCATTCAAGGTTTAGACAGAAGCGTTTTAATACAAGAAGCTATGAAAAAAGCACTTGAAGATTTAGTTGCAAATACATCAGAAAGATAATGCCAAAACCAGAATACAAAGGTGACATACAATGGAAATTGCAACGCGGAACAACGTTTGCTGCTGACAATAATGGAAAGGATACAGTTACGCTAATTTACAGGGGGCCAACTGACACCGCTCTAAATTTTAGATCTCGATGGCGCAAAGGCGATGCGTGTCCAGAACCGGGATTTAATCATTGCACTTTAATTAGTTTACCTAATATAAAACAAGACGAACACGCGTATTCAACAGCAACGCTTGTTTTTGAAGGTGCAACAATAGAAACATCAACTGATGACCCTGAAAAAAAGCCTGTCACCGTTTATCGTTTTGAAGCACAACACGCTTCATTTTGCATAGCTGATAAAAATGCACAAAATTTAAAATGTTGGTATACTTATTATGCAAAAAGAATGACAGCGGATTATGTTACAAATGTTAGACCAACCAAGGCTTTAGCAGTTAATCAAGCACACGCTAGTAATTATTTAGCTAACCCAAAACCGGTTCCCATTAAACGTGAAGATTTTGATAAAAATTTTGCCAACCCAAAAAAAGCTGAAGAATTACAGGAACGAAAAGATTATCAGGTTATATTACCAGACGGTGCATTTTCATACACTGAAGAGGGTGGAGTTTTTACAGTGACAGAAATTTTTGAAGTTTTTCTTGAAGGTATAAACGCAGATTGATGATAGGCAAAAAACCAGAGCGGCCAAAGGGTGGTTTTAAAATTCATGAAAAACAAGTTCAAGACTTGTGGGACTGGTTAAACCGCGAACGTGTGCTTGATGGGCCGGGTGTGCAAAATACAGGAAACGGCAAAAAAATTACTTGGAGACAAGACGAGTTTTCGCCAATGTTTAGACCGTATTTTAATCGGGAATCAAAATACATTATTAAAATGGGAATCCGTACCGGTTACGTTTACGCGCCTTATGACGACGGTAATTCAACGCATCTTCCAATGCTTCACCGCTTTCCTTTTGAACCTAAAATTGGCAATAACACATTGTCATCTAGTCCATCGCCATCATTAACATTAGAAAATTCAGCAACAAATTATATATATTTAAAATTAACATGGGGGTCATTTTTAAGTGCCGTTGGTGGATTTGAAGAAGACAGTACACATGCGTTTAAAGCAGAACAACACACACACATCGTTAGTGGATATACCGAAAGTGCTGATGTCGGTAGTGGTTCTGGAAGCAGTCATTTACATGTTTTAGGATCATCTGTTACTGTGTCAAATGCTGATGTGTTTTTAAAAGTAAACAAAAAGACTTATTATTTAAGTAGTGCAGAGTTTATTTCTCAAACCTCTGATACACCACCAACCGAAACAGAAACCGAAACCAACATGCTTTGCGGTTGGATAAAACTTGATGCAAATGGTGATCTTGATACAGCAACAAACGACGGATCAAGGTGGTTTATAGAGGGGCCGGTCTTTGTCGACAAGAATCCAATTTATATAACTGGTAAAAGCTCACCTGATAGAACCGAGCCGGTTGCACCAGTTGCGTCATCTGGTCAGACTATTCCAGGAGAGTGATCTATCTAAAAAAAGCATTCACTTTATTATATTTAAGTGAGTGTCCATAAAATAGCCTTTACAGGTGACCAAGTTTTTACCGCAACACATACCAGTGGGAGCGGCATATATTTTAGGTCTACAGACTTAGATGATCATGATAATTTAACTTTATATGGCGAGCAGACAAGCGGATCGACTGCCGCTCGCACCGTTTTAACATCACAATCAACTGGCGGAAAAATTGAAAGATTAAGTGCTGACGCTTGGAATAAGCTATATTTAGTTGATTACGGTATTGGATCGAATTTTGAAGGTATTGGCAGTGTGTTTTCTAATGACGGTACACCTGCAACTGGTTCTGTTAAAATAACAAATCAACCAAGCGACGGTGAAAACATTCAAATTGGATTAACTGGTTTTTTGTTTACATATACGTTCAAAACAAACGTTGCCGGGTCACAAGCCGGACAAGTTAAAATAGGCACTAATACATCTGAAACTGCTGATAATTTAGCAAGTGCAATCAATGATGCTCAAACTGGCGCAACTAATCCAATTGAAAACACTGATTACAAGGCTTATTCAAGCCACCCATATTTGTCAGCCACAAGCTCAAGTGGGACAATTACTTTAACTGACAAAATTAATTGTAAACGCCAGTTGGCATGGGTAATTACGCCATACGACGCTGCTGATTTCGCAATTTGTCCAATTCGTGGTGGCATCGATGGAACATTAATTGTTGCAATGGCTGCCGGTACAAACAGCGCATCATTGTCATCAACATCTGGTCTAAGTTTAGATTCTGAAGATTTAACAACAGCAAATGTTATATCTGGCGTTCCAACTTTTTCAGACGCAGTTAGAGTTGGAGGCCGTTTTGCTTTGTCAATAAGAGCTAACACATCACCTAATGGCGCAATTACGGGAATTGTTCAGTTAAGTAATGACGGAATAAATTTTAATCACGACGCGACCGGATGGACTGATATTGATACTGACCACGATCAATACATTTTGGCGAGTGATTACTTTGCAGAATTTGCACGACTTAAATTTAATAATTACTCCGCAACAAATGCAATTGCGTTAAATATAAAATTCATTTCACAAAGCTAATGGCACATCGATTTATAATAGACGACCAGACCGGACAACTGTATAGAGATTTTACAGGTCGCCGACTAACTTCAGCAGCGGAATTATTAAAGACTGAAAGAGGTCTTGCACCAACTATTGAAATTTATTTAATAAACGTGGCATCGGATACCGGTGCGGTTACTGGTCAAACATTAACTAATAATAAACTGCGTGTTTCAATTGGCAACACAAGCAAACCGCCAGAAAAAGGATTTTTAAAAGCTGCCTTTAACGTTACAGGCACACTATACGAATCACCTGACATAAATATTGAAGGACTAACACCATCAGCACTTGAATCAGCATTTAACACTGCTGTGTATCCTGTATATATTGCCGGAGGTTTAAATGTTGAGCAAATAGGTGAGGGAAAGTATTTGCTAACAATGAAAAAGGTTGGAAACGTTGACGGTGTTCCAACTTTAGATTTAGATAATGCAGAACCGCCGTCCGCCGTTGAGGTTACACAATTAAAAGCAGCAAGCCCATCAACCAAGGGTCAATGGGTTTTATCAATAGCACAACAACCAGTCGCAACAATAACACCTGGAACTTTTGACGTAGTTGATCAGGGATCATCATTTAATGGATTTTCAAAAGAAATATCATTAAACACAACCGGCATGATTGCTGCTATTGCTCGCGGTGTTCGTGACTTTGAATTATCGATTACTCATAATAATCATCAAATTCACCGGTCAGACATTTCAATACATGAAAGTTTAGATCCTACAAGTGCCGGTTCATTAGTTATAACATCGCCAACACTTTTCACACTTGGAAGCCATGCAGTTAACCAAACTGAAACCATTGCTTTATCTGGTGGTCTTACTTATGACGGTGCAACTTTGACTGCTCCATTTTTACCATTAGCCGGTGGCACAATGTCTGGAGCGGTTGCAATGGGCAGCCAAAAAATAACTGGATTGGCTGATGGGACTGCAAGCGGTGATGCCGTTAACAAAGGTCAGCTTGATGCTTTGGTTGATTCAGCACCGGGCGCACTTAATACATTAAACGAGCTTGCAGCAGCACTAGGTGACGACGCAAATTTTTCCACAACTATAACCAATAGCATAGCAACAAAGTTACCTCTCGCCGGTGGAACGATGACCGGAAACATTTTATTTGGTGACAATGTCAAAAGCATTTATGGCACTGGTTCAGATTTAGAAATTTATCATGATGGGTCAAATAGTAGAATTGTAGACACTGGTGACGGTGAACTGCGTTTGCAAGGAACTAATTTAAGATTGTGGTCAGCTAGTGGAGAAAATTATTTAACAGCAACAGAAAATGGAGCGGTTTCATTATATTACGACAACAACAAAAAATTTGAGACTAGTTCAACCGGCGCAACAATTAGTGGCAACCTTGTCATGGGTGGGGGTCAAGTTAAGTTTGCAGATGGTGGTCGTGCAAGGTTTGGAGACAGTAACGATTTAGAAATTTATCATAACGGCACTGATTCAATAATTGAAAACAGCATTGGTAACATAAGAATTACCAATAAAGATGACGATAAAGATATTATTTTTCAAAGTGATGACGGAAGTGGAGGGACAACAACTTATTTTCGCTTAGATGGCAGTTTTGGAGGGCCGGGTTATCCAACAACATTATTTCCTAATGACTCATCGTTAAGGTTTGGTAATAGTGGCAATTTACAAATTATTAACAACGGCACTGATTCCTTTATCCAAGAAAACACTGGTGACCTTTACATAAGGCAAAGTGCAGACGATAAAGATATAATTTTTCAATCAGACGACGGCTCTGGAGGTACGACTCAATACCTACGTTTGGATGGTAACTTAGGTTATACAGTAGCTTCTAAACAAATTCGCTTCAATGATAGCATATCCGCAGCTTTCGGAACGGATAACGACTTTGGAATTGACCACAACGGGGTTGACGCAAGAATTATTAATTACACGGGTAATATTATTATCGCTAATAACGCAAACGATAAAGATATTGAATTTCAATGTGATGATGGTAGTGGCGGTGTAGAGACTTATTTTTTATGTGATGGATCAGCTTCGTCAGGTTTTCCAATTATCAGATTTCCTGATAATAGCATGATTACATTAGGAACTGATAATGATCTTTATTTTAGGCACGATGGAACAAATACATATTTAGAAAACAACACTGGCGATTTTTATATAAGAACAAATGCTAACGATAAAGACATTATATTTCAGTCTGATAATGGGAGTGGCGGTGTAGAAACCTATTTTTATTTAGATGGCTCTGCTTCAAGTGGCAATCCAATTACTGTTTTTCCTGATAATTCATATTTGCAATTTGGAAGCAGTTTAGATTTAGCAATAGTTCATAATGGTACTAATGCTTTAATTTCAAACACAACTGGAAATATTAAGTTTACTAATTATGCAGATGATTCAGATATAAAGTTTGAATGTGATGATGGAAGTGGTGGGGTTACTGAATACTTCCGTTTAGATGGTGATTGGGGTGGCACACAATTTAGTCAAGCAACACGTCATTTTGATGGTGTTAATGCTTATTTTGGTTCAGGCGGAGACCTACAAATACTTCACGATGGTACAAATACTTCTATAAAAAATCATAGTGGAAATCTTACTTTTGAACAAAATGCAGATGATAAAGACATTGTATTTAAATGTGATAATGGTAGTGGTGGAACAGAAACGTATTTCTTTTTAGATGGTTCAGCTTCAAGTGGAAATCCAATTACTGTTTTTCCTGATTCTTCGCATTTAACATTAGGGACTGGTAATGATTTAGATTTATATCACGATGGTACAGATTCATATATAAAAAATGAGGCTGGCACTTTAATTATAAGTAACAATGTTGATAATGCTGATATTAGATTGCAAACCTCTAGCGGATCTGGTTCTGCTGTTGATTATCTAATTTTAGATAGTAGCCAAACTTCTATTCGAATGAAGCGGAAGACTAAGTGGGATGATAACATTAAGGCAACCTTTGGTGATGGTGAGGATCTGTCTTTATGGCACAGTGGCAGTCATAGTTATATAAATAATAATGTTGGTGATTTGCTTATTTATAACAACACTGACGACGGTGACATTAAATTTTATTCTGATGATGGTTCTGGTGGAGTAACTGAATACTTTCGTTTAGATGGGGGTGACACATACGTTGTCTTTTCAAGGCATACCAGAAATCTTGATACAATGATTTCAAGTTACGGTGATGCAGATGATTTGCGTATATCACACAATGGAACAAGCAGTGAAATTAACAATTATACTGGAAATTTATTTATTCGTAATTATGCAAATGATAGCGATATAATATTTGATTGTGATAATGGCAGTGGCGGAACAACAACATATTTTTTATTAGATGGTTCAGCCTCTTCTGGAGATCCCATTACTGTTTTTCCTGATAACAGTAAATTAACTTTTGGCAACGATTATGATTTAAGAATACAACACTCATCTGGAAACAGTTCTGGCTACATTCAAAACTATACTGGCGATCTTCATATTGAAAACAAGGCAGATGATAAAGACATTATTTTCCAATGTGACGATGGCGCTGGCGGAACAACTGATTATTTACGTTTAGATGGTAGTGATTCAATAATGAAGGCCCACAAGAAACTTAGGTTTCTTGATAGTGTAAAAGCAACTTTTGGTAATGCTGATGATCTCCAGATTTACCACGATGGTTCTAATAGTTACATTGACGTTGAGGCAGGAACAGGCGAATTTTATATAAGATCAAACAATTTACGTTTAGCAAATGAAGACGGCAGTGGGCAATTTATAAACGCAAACAACGGTGGTAATGTAGAACTTTTTTATAATAACTCTAAAAAATTAGAAACAACTTCGGCCGGTGCAACTGTATCAGGAGATTTAACTGTTACCGGAAATATGTTGCTTTCAGGCGACACGTTTACCGTGGATGTTGGCACGTTAAACGTTGAGGATAAGAATATAATTCTTGGCAATGTTTCAAGTCCATCAGACACAACAGCCGACGGCGGTGGTATTACTTTAAAAGGGGCTAGTGATTACACAATAGCCTGGAATAATTCAACAGATCGATGGCATTTTAATCAGGGTGTAAATTTTTTAGATGATAATGAAATAACGCTTGGAACAAATGTTGATCTAAAACTATATCACACTTCTGGAAATTCTTATGTTGATAATTATACAGGCGATTTATTAATTAGAAACCAGACAAACGACGGAAATGTTTCTTTTATTTGTGACAATGGTTCTGGAGGTATGGCTGAATACTTCCGTTTAGATGGTGGTGATGTTAGGACTGTATTTAGTAAAGACGTACGCTTGCTTGATAGCGTTGAATTAGGAATTGGTACAAATAAATCACTAGGTTTGTCATACAATGGTGCAAACAGTTACATTTCAAATCTATATGGGGATTTGTACATTGACCAACATAATGATAATGGTGACATTCGATTTAATTGTGATGACGGCTCTGGAGGTTTGGCTGAATATTTCCGTTTAGATGGTGGTAGAACAGACTTAACAGTAAGTAAAAGTTTAAGGTTGCTTGACGGTGTTCAAATTCAGTTTGGGGATGGCGTTGATATGAACATTATGCACAATGGTGCAAATGGTTTCATTACTAACGCTAAAGGTGATTTAACTATAAAAAGTTCTGAAGCAGATAAAGATATTATTTTTCAATCTGATGATGGTAGCGGCGGATCAACTCAATACATCAGAATTGATGGTTCAGCAGAATTAACACAATTTGATAAAAACACAAAATACGTTGATGGCGTTAAAGTTCTTTTTGGAGATGGAGGCGATCTTAAGATTTTCCATGATGCAAGTAATAGTTACATACAAGATAACGGAACAGGCGATTTAATTGTTAACACAAATGCGTTTAGATTAAAATCAGCAAACAATGCCGAAAGCATGATAACTGCTTTTGAAGATGGGGCTGTTAATTTATACCATAATGATTCATCTCGTTTAAGCACAACCGTCGATGGAATTTCTATTTCAGGAAATGGCTATATTGATTTACCTGATAACGGACGAGCTAGATTTGGGGATAGTTATGACTTAGCTATTTATCATGATGGCTCAAGTTCAGTTATCGAAAATTCAACTGGCCATCTCGACATAAAAAATAATGCCAACGATGCTGACATAAGATTTAGATGCGATGACGGCAGCGGTGCAACAGCAACTTATTTTTATCTGGACGGGTCTTTAGCAGGAACTTACCTAAATACAAGATTTCCAGACAATAGTAGAATTTTATTTGGTACAGGTGGAGATTTAGAAATTGTTCACGAATCAAATAATTCTTACATTAATAATAAAACTGGAGATTTTTATATATCTAACAAAGCTGATGATAACGATATAATTTTCCAATGCGATGACGGATCTGGTGGCACAGAAACTTATTTCTTCTTAGATGGTAGTGCTTCTGCTGGCAATCCTTTTACAGTCTTCCCTGACCTTAGTGAACTCGCTTTTGGAGATAGTAAAGATTTTAGAATTAAACACACAGGCGATACCTACTTAACAAATTACTCAGGTGATTTTTACATCCGTCAAACAGTAGCAGATAAAGATATCATTTTTAAAGCCGATGACGGTAGTGGTGGTACAGAAACCTATTTCTTTTTAGATGGATCTTTTTCATCTGGTAATCCATTCACAGTATTTCCTGACCTTGCTGAATTGGCGTTTGGTGATAGTAAAGATTTAAGGATAAAGCACGATGGAACTAATTCTTATATTACAGAATTAAATAACGACTTATATATTATAAATCGTGGTGACGACAAAGACATTATTTTCCAATGTGATGATGGCAGCGGTGGAACAGAAACCTATTTTTATTTAGATGGATCCATTTCATCTGGTAATCCTTTTACAGTTTTTCCAGATAATTCAATATTACAGTTTGGAACAGATACAGATTTATACCTTTATAGTGATGGTGGTTCTAACAGTTACATAAAGAACAGTAATGGTCATTTGCAACTTATTCAGTACGCAAACGACAAAGATATTATTTTCAAATGTGACGACGGGTCTGGTGGTGAAGAAACCTACTTCTTTTTAGATGGTAGTTATGGATCTGGAACTTATAACTGGACATGTTTTCCTGATAATTCAATAGCTGCTTTTGGTGACGGTAAAGATTTAAGATTATATCACAATGGTACTGATTCTTTTATCAATAACAATACAGGAGATTTAAACATAGTTAATCTTGCCGCTGACAAAGATATTTTATTTAAAGCTGACGACGGCAGTGGAGGCACAGAAACCTACTTCTTTTTAGATGGCTCTAAATCTACAGGTAATCCATATACAATATTTCCTAATAGTTCTTTCTTAGGTTTTGGTAATGATGGAAACTTACTCATAAACCACGGTGGTTCTGGTGGGTCTGCAACTATACAAAACAATGGTGGAGATATTAATATTACGCAGAACACTAATAATGGAGATGTAACCTTTTTCAACGATGATGGCAGCGGTTCGACTGCAATATACCTCTCACTTGACGGAGGCCGTGAAATTGTAAAACACCACCGCGGCGTTGAATATAGTTTAACTAGTGTTAGTAATTCAGATTATACAGTAACAAGTGAAGATTATTGTATAATAATGCACTCTTTGACTGCACAAAGAACAATTACAATCCCTACAGCACAAAGAAACGCCGGTCGTGTTTTAATTATTAAAGAAAAAGACGGATACGCATCATCTTATAATATAGTAATTGATCCACAAAGTTCAGTAACAATAGACGGCAACGCTACTTACACGATTTCAACTAACAAAGGGTCAGTCACTTTGATATCAGACGGCTCAAACTGGTTTGTAATCTAATAGTAAATATTTATTGCAACTTAATAAGACTTAATAAACATTATTAAATATGAAAAAAGATAATCTAACCGAAAACGAATTTACTGTATTGGCACAATTAGTTGATCAGGGGATTCGAGCCAGTGGAATCCAAGTTGCAAACGCCGGTGAGGAGTTTATTTCCGCCATGCGTAAATTTTTTGCCTTAAAGCCACAGCAAGAAAACAACGAAGAACCAAAAAAGGAATGATCCATAGAAAAGGATTTTTAAAAAAACAACAATATCCGCCAATTATGCAAAGTTTAATTAGATTAGCCCAAAAATGGAGCCATTCAAAAATTGGATGGTTAACAAACAAAATTGCATTAGCTCTTGCCGGTTGGTTTGGTGCAATTGGTGTTGAATCTGATGACGCTGCAAAGCAAATTGCAGCCGGCGTTGGCGCGTTCTTAATTGCGTTGCTAGAAATTGGCGTCAAATGGTCTTCAAATAAACTGGTGAAAGGAATCCAAAAAAAATCTGGATTAAAAATAGATGGATGGCCAGGAGTTAAAACTCGAATTGTTGCCGGACTTGAAAATAAAACTGTGCCTCATCCTATTGATTAATTTATGAAAAAACTAGGAATAATATTAGGAGTCATTGGGTTTATGAACGTCGGTTGCGTTTTTAATAATCCTTTATCACAAGAGGTCTCAGAAATTGAGTCTCGCATTGTAACCGATCCACGCAGCGGTCTAGGTTTGGAAGTTAATACCAGATCTTTTCGCGTTGGTGGAATTTTGTACGCAAATAAAATTAATGAGGAGCTTGAATCCTCAAAGTAAATGACCGCGCTTTTCCCCAATGATCGGCCAACTCTTTTACCTGCAATAATTGATGGAAAAGTTGAGACTGAACTTGGGGAAGGCGCACACAAATATGTTGTTTTAGTTGGTGTTAGAGGATACCGCTTAAATAGCATGGGTCGCGTTGGTAAAAACGATCGCGGTATTTATGACGACGCTTTTTTTATCAAATCCCCTCATTGTTTTAGATCGTTTGCCGGCAATACAGATCCGACTAGTTTTCGCAAAGGTGAAGGCACAGGCAAAAAAAAAGGCATGGCCGTTTTAAACAAGGGTGTTTGGAATTATAAACCGGGACTGCATCGCGGAAAATACAAAGCCTTTAGACAAGCAGGGGAAGTAATTGTCACTCGCGACGGAGATCCGCCGTATGAAGACGAAGGATATTTTGGCATTAATATTCATTCTGGTGGTTGGGAAACAACAAGTTCAGCCGGTTGCCAAACAGTGCCGCCAGATCAATGGACGGCTTTTAGAACAACGCTTGAATTTGAATTGAAAAACAACAATCAAAAAGTCTTTAAATATTTACTGTTTGATCAATCATGACATGCGACGTTGAAGGATCTGGTAATGTGGTAAAGCTGCCAAAATGGTTTGTAATTACAATACTATCTGGAGCCGTTAGTTTTGCCGGATTTGCTATTTCTGTAATTACTAACGAAGCTAAAGAAGAGGCGCAACTTGTTGATCACGATAAAACCATTTTATTAAACGAGTCAAAAATTGATACTAATTCAAAAACCATATCCGAAATAAAAACAGATATTGCGGTTATACGAGTACAGCAAAGTGCAAACGACAAAGCATTGGAACGAATTGAAGTAAAACAATCCGCAATCTTAGACGCTTTAAAAGAAAACTAACCTTGTTTTTTTACAGGTTTAGAAAAATAAGTTTTTGATTCAATATATTCACGCAAAGCAGCGCGACAATATTCGCTCCTACTCATTCCAGATTTTTCAGCTAATTTTTCAAGCAACGCTTTTTCTTTATCTGTAAGTGTAACGGAAACATTTTGTTTACCTGCACCAATTCCTTTAGTCATAATATAACGTGGGGTTATAATAATATGTAATCATATTAATCACATATTGTCACAATTATTAAGATATGCAAAGATTTATTAAGTTTTATTAAAAAATACTTGGATGTAAAAGTATTTTAATGTAAAAATGCAATTTAGTTGCTTTTAAACTTATTTTTTTATTGTCATGTCTCTGAATAAAAGATTTCGTTATTTGTTTAAATTGTGCAGTTTTGAGCATTGTTTTTTAAAGAAATGGGCTAAAGATAAAGGCATTTCTGTTGATCATTTGATAGGAAAAATTATTCGACGCAAAATACGATTGGAAGAAAAAAACGAACAGCAACAAAAGCAAGGTTAATTGTTGTTATGTTATAAAATGCAAAAGTTTGCAAATTGCATTTAAATTTTTTTTATAACAAAAGCTGTTAAAACTAACAGACTTATAAAAATGTCTAACAAAAGATTAAAGTTTTTTGTTGTAGTCTTATTAAGACTTAATATATGTTAAGAATACTTAACTAATGAAAACAAAAACGATTATCGTAAAATTAGACGAGGAGACTCACCGCATTTTAAAAAGCGAAGCTGTTTTAGCTGCACAAAAACTTCCAGATTTTGCAAGTGCGGTTATTAAGCAAGCTCTAGTTAATAACAAAGTCTTTAACAAATAATTTCACCTCGAATTGTCATGGAGTGAAACGACTGCGCCAGGTCTGTGGGGGGCCGGCGCGGTCACTTAATTTTAAACAAGTAAAAATATGAGACACATTAACAATCAATTTCGCAAACATCGACTTGGTGAATTACGTTGCTTAAAAAATGTAAGGCACACAAAAAAAGCCATATTTGTTACCAGTATTACGGCCATAGTTTTTTGCTGCTATGGCATGTTATTGGCGGCCATAAGTTTTGTGGCATTGTCATTTGCAGGACTTGCTTTAATGGCGAGGCTTTATCATTCCGCGGAGCAACATTGGGTTGCGATTACAAATTTAAGAAGACATTTACGCGAAATCAGAGCGGAGGAAGAGAATAGAGCGTTGGGAGAATCGACGACAAGGCTCGACAGTATGCCTCTTGTGAACACTCTTCCGCCGCTCACTAACGCGTGAAAATTGAGTGCAGAGGGTGGTCAACCCAATACCGCAACAAACGATATTTCCAATATTTAAGCATGGCAATTTTGCAAGGTGAATCACAGATTCCGATTAAACTGTTTCAAATATTTTTGGACACCATTGATCAATGTCCAATCCAACGAAAAGCAAAATCACTTGCTGACAGCCATGTTCATTGTGCGCGTGAAATCTTAAAAAATGCGACTAAGGAACAAAAACAAATGATGCTTGAGGGAATGACTTTAAAGGCAAGCGAATTACTAAGATGAATTGGATTAAGGTGCAAACAAATTTAAGAACAAGTCCAAAACTTGTCCGCATTTCGTCCGCGTTAAAATGGACACCTGTCCAAAGTCTAGGGGCTGTTGTGCATTCATGGATGATAGCCGATGAGCATGCAACGGAAACAGGCTTGCTCGAAGGATTAACGTTTTTTGATTTAGATGCAATGGTTGCATGTCCTGGTTTAGCTGAATCAATGGCCAGTGTTGGATGGTTAAAAGAAACAACTAAGGGTGTGCAATTCGTTAATTATGAGGAACATAATGGATCAACGGCAAAATCAAGAGCGCGTGAACAAAAGAGAAAAGCAGCGTCCCGAAAGTGTCCGCCAAAAAGCGGACAAAAAGCAGACACGACGCGGACTAGAGAAAAGAAGAGAAGAGAAGAAAAGAATATAACAACAACACAGATTACTAAGAGCGAAAGAGAATTAGGTGTTGGTGTTGTGGATCAAGTTAATTTGGAAAAAAAAGAATTGGCAAATTTTGTTAATCGGACGGCGCAAAAATTAGCCGATGCCTATGATTCAAAAGCGGAATGGATTAGCTCAGAGGCCAAGCGCACTTTTTACATTGAGCAAAAGACCATGAATTTTACTGATTCGGATGTTGATAATGCGGTTTATTTTATTAAACGACATCGCGCAGGAAAAATCGGAATCAAAGAGCCGAGGATTGCACAGGACGCGCAATCTGCATTGGCCGGACTAGGTAAGCTCATTCAAAGAGCGGTCGCATTTAAGGCATCAAATAAGCCAAAAAAATTACCAGAAGAAAAAACGTACGTGGCACCGCAACCGGAGGAAATCACAGATGAAGAAAGAGCGGCCAATTTAGCCATGTTAAAAAATTTAACTGAACAAATAACCAAGTAAAAAAAATGATAAAGCAATTAGAAATGTATCCGTTTGGTGCCGGTTTTAAAGAAATTGCCGGGGCCAGTAAAGAAAACGCCAAAAAACAAAACAAAGAATTAAACAACAAACGACGAATGATGGCGTTGCGTTTGTTTAAATTGCATCCTAACGGACTAACAAGCGATGAAGTCGCGGATTTAATGAATGATAACATTTTAGCCATTCGACCACGCGTTTCAGAATTGCGAGCGCAAGACAAAATTGAATCAACTGGACAAAGACGCAAATCAGCAAATGGCAATGGTGCAACCGTATGGAGGATAAAAAATGGAATCTAATTTTAAATATCAAATTGATGTTTTTAAAATCTTTAAAGAAGAGCATCAACATTACGTTTCTTTGACACAAGGCAAAGACCGACTTGAAAAAAGGTATGATCAATTTGTCCGACTGTTTGCTGATCAACTGCGTGTTGAAATTATTAAGCAACGTAAAAACAAAGTAAGAAACATTTGCCGATCCTATTTGGAGCTTCTTTGGCAATTAAACATTGCCGGTTTTAATTTTATTAACAAATAACAAAAACAATATTAAATGAGCAAAACAACATTCGATGTCGTCGCCACAATTGGCAGTTACACGACGCCAGAGGGAGAAGAAAAAAAGCGATACCAGAATTGTGGATACGCAACAAAAAATGAGGATGGTCAAATTGGAATAAAATTAAACGCAGCACCCTTATCACCTGATTGGAATGGTTGGTTAAATCTTTATCCAAAAAACAACATTCAAAATTCCAAGCCACGTCAGCAACCGCCACAACAACAGGCACCGCCACAACAAAATTTTCAAGACGACGACGATATTCCTTTTTAAAATATGAAAGCATTACAAGAAAAAGACAGCCAGTTTATTTATGCCGACGATTTAATTATTAACGGCGTTTGGTCAGAGGTAACAACAACCATTGCTGAAGTAATTCCGCCGGGCGGATTAACTTATGCCAACAAACGAACATCAACAAAGTTTGCACTTAAATTTGAAGGCAAAGGCAAGCATTGGGAAATGCCGACCACACAATTCAGATTAATTAAAATGGGATTAGGTCGCGATCTTAAAAAATGGGTAGGTCAAAAAATTACTTTGTACCCGGCTTTTGGAAAAACGCCATTTGGACAAGGCCCATTTATTAGATGCCGGCCATTGTGTCCAATGTATCAAATACCGGGAGGCATTCAGCAACACATGGGAAAAGATTTAACCAACAAAAAAATAGGACAAGAAAATGAATAAAATTGAAAGGGGATTGCCCTTTAAACAATATCAAAATTATCGCAACACTGATTTGCGATTGCCAAACTTAAATGGCTTGGTTATTAACTCTTCATCATTATCAGATATTGATGATGACAAAAAAGACGCAGGATCAGCAGCGCGGTTTTATTACAACCATGTACTTGAAAAGGGTGAAAAGAAAAAGTCGTCGCCGGCATTAACTTTTGGACGGGCGTTTCATAGTTATGTGTTAGAGCCGGAAGAGTTTAATGAAGAATATGTAATTGAAGACAAACTTTTGTATGATGAAATTTTGTTAAAAGCACAAAAGGAACAAATTGAACAAAAGCGCAAACCATCAGAAAAGTTTTCCAAAAACTTAAGTGCCTGGAAAAATTTCGTGAAGGAGATCGAGTTTGAAGGCAGTGAATTATTGTCAGATTCAACCATGCAACAAATTGAAAACATGACTCGATCAATCAAGGATCAAAAATTTGCTGTTGATCCTTATTGTGTCGAAATATTCAATTCACTTAATTATGAGTGTGAGGTTTCTGTTTTTAATGATCTTAATGACGCAACCGGAAAGCCGCTGCCATGCAAAGCGCGTTTGGATTATGTCGATTCATTGGCTAATAATGGCAATGGTCTAATCGTTGACTTAAAAAGCATTGCTGAATGGTCGCCGGGCAGATCCATTAGCATTTTTAAATGGTATCGTCAGATGGCATTTTATAAAGACATCGCAATTTCAGCCGGACTAGTCACAGAGGATTGCAAGGCCGGTTGGATTTTTTGCGAAAAGTCAGCACCCTATGAATCGCATTTTCATGAAGCCGAAGATTGTTTAATTGAACTTGGACGCGCGGAATATCGTTTTTTATTAAATCAAATTCGATTGGCTGCCGAAACTAATCACTGGCCGGGACATGGAAAAATCACCTATCCGCAATCATTAGAAAAGAAACTTGAGGAGGTGCAACAATTATCATGAAACACAAAAGAGCAGCATACTCATTTAAAGAATTTGGCGAGTTATTCGGCAAATCACACACATGGACATATCGTTTAAATTATCAAAACAAAATTAAAACCATTGACGGATACGGTAAAAAATTAGTGCCGGCCTCTGAAGTTGATCGCATCATTAACAGCGCAAAAGATCGTGATGAAAGTTAATGAAAACAAATGAAATCTTATGAATAATAAAACACTAGCGACGTTAAACGCACTTTGTATTATGTTTCCAATGTTTTTAGGAATTGCGGAAGAACTAACCGCAAAACCCATAAACAATCCATTGCTTATCGGAGTAGCCGGTTTGTTTATGATTATTTTCGGTTTTTGGATAAGTATTAGATTATACAAAATCGACGATTAATTTTTTTGTATTGGTTTTAATAAATTTTATTAAGGTTTATGCAAACCTAAAAATTTTATGCAAGTTAAAATATTTAGAGAATTTGAATTTTCGGCGGCTCATTATTTGAATAATGAAAATCACAAATCCAGTCGTTTACATGGTCACAATTATAAACTCAAAATTGAAGTAAAGGGTGTGGTAGATGAAAATCGAAAAATGATTGATTTTAGAGAAATAAAAAAACAAGTAAAACCAGTTTTAAAAATGGTTGATCATCAAAATTTAAATCAATCTTTAAAAATTGATCCGACGTCGTGCGAAAGTTTATGTATTTGGTTTTATGCTGCGTTGAAAGATCGTATTTCTGGAATAACTAAAATAGAAATTAGAGTAACAGATAAATGCGGCGCAATATTTGAAGTTTAAAAAGAAACTTTAGCCGCCATTTGTTTTTGATGGCCGCTTAGATTCATGGCATAAACTTTTAAAAGCATTGCACCACCGTCAGAATCACCACGCCAAGCCGCAACGGTTGGAACATCAACACCGGCATTTAAACATTTTGTCGTAAAATATTTTCTCATATCTGCGCGTGTTAAACGTGGCGTCATTCCAATGCGATAAGCGGCATTTTCCATTGCTTTTCTTGGACTTTTAACGGTCACAACCTTATCAGATGGTTTTGCGTCTGGGTACGTCTCTTTAATTTCAAGCAATAGTGCTTTTAGATTGTCGTTCATTGGCAACTCGCGGCCATCGCCTTGATCTTTAGCCGATTGCTTTTGACGGTCGTTTTTAGTGCCGGTTTCCGGATCGCCTTTAATGTGGACAATTTCGTTTTCAAAATCAACGTCGGCCCACGTTAATTGATAGGCTTCAGAATCCGGACGCATGCCAGAGTATGCTAACAAACGCACATAATGATCACGTTCCAAACCACCTTTCTCTTTTTTCATTTCATCAAGCCATTTCTGAAATGTTTCATCGTCAGGCAATTTGATTTTACGGATCACATCAGGAACACGTTTAACGTCAGTAATTGGTTCAATATAAACACCAAATTTTTCAGCCTCTTTAATAATGTTGCCAAATATGCCCTTGCAACGATTAAACCGTGATGTGGCATAATGGGTTCGCATGTACTTAAAAAATGCAAGAATGTGATTTTTGCTAATGTCTTTGAGCTTTTGAGCGTTGGCGTCTTGATGCCAATGCTTTTTGATGTAACCAAGGCATCGTTTTTCAAACTTTATTGAATTGGGTTTAAGATGCAGACTATTGTCAGCGCGTTCAATCATTTCATCTATAATTGCGCCTAGTGTGCGGCCATGATCACGTTGTGAGGCTATCTTTTGACCAGTCTCAACACGCTTGATTAATTCGCGTAATTTTGACTTGGCAATTTCTAGTTGATCGGTTTTAAGACTTTTAAAAGTTTGTTTGCCATCGACCGATATCCGGGCATAATACTTTCCGCTTTGACGCTTATATAAATAATTGTGCCTAGTTTTTATCCATTCAGATTTGTTAGCAGTTTTCATAACTTGTTTGCAAAAGTATTAAAACATAATAAGTCTTTAGTATCAAATCCTAGTATCAAAAAAGGTGTCACAACAGATCGATTCTTTATAAGTTCCTTAGAATCAATTAATTGGCTCGGTAGCTCAGTTGGTAGAGCAGAGGACTGAAAATCCAGTATTTGTCATTTGCAATATTTTTTAAACCTTTGCAAGTACATACAAAATCAACGACTTACAAAGCGTTTAATTTTTGTTGTTTTGCATACGTTTTCATTGTTTTGACTAAAATAGTATCACTTTAGTATCAGTTTTAGTATCAGTTTTTTGCAATACAAGCAGAGGACTTACAATCCTCTTATCTACCCTATACAAACAAACTAAGCACCAAACTCCACAAGATCATGCTGACGCTCAAAGTTGACGCGCTTGTGATTTGGTTTTTCATTTTTTCTCCGTCTGCGGTCATAAAAAAATCGCAACCATAAACATCCGACTGGTTTTGGCGGAAAGCCTTTTAAATTTTCCCAATTAGGACGACCACCGCCATAGTGACGTTTGTACGATGGGATTTGCAAATGCCATTGTATCGGGTGAGTAATGTTTCCTTTATCTGTTACTTTCCGACGTTGTATGGGAACTTGCCAAGCCTCATGTGTGTGACCTGATATGACAATATCGGCATCGGTATATACTGCACGTCGGTTTGTTTGAATTACTCCTTTGGTAACAGGGCCGCCGCCGCCATATCCATGATGATAATCAATTAAATAAGAACAATGTGTTGTGTCTATATCAAAGCGAAGCCTTATGTATCCGGTTATGCCGCCAACATGTATTTGTGACGCCGGGCATTTAAGTTTTAATTGATCGGCAAAACGTTGTGATATGTTTGTTTCACATCGCTTTGACACACTGGCCTCATGGTTACCAACAACAAGAAATGCAAAGTTTTCTCCATAGGGTGCAAAGTAGTTTGCCGCATCATCGATAACTTTATCCAGGTAATGATCAACATTATGTTCTGGTCTAATTCCTGACTTACTACCACGCGGATCATATTTGCCTTGCATAATGCAAAATAAATCACCGTTATCAATAATGATTGCATTGCGTTCTTTAGCTAATTTTAAATGCTCAGTTTGTAAAAGTCGGTCAGACTTTGGATTGTCCCAATGACGGTCAGACGTTAACAAAACCCATTGTTCCCAATTTTTTCGAGATTTACCTTTGATTCTTATTTCGTGAATATCGTTGTATTTGCATACGGTAAAGTTAGAGGACATTAAAAAATTATAACATTTATTATTTATCCAGATAGACCGGCAGAATAGTATTGTGTTTTTGTTATATGTGCTAAGTTATAAATGACAATTTGAGGTGTGTTTATTATGCACCAAATACCAACACAAGAAGATGATGGCGCAATTGTACATCTTGATCCGGATGAGGTTTTAGTATGTGAAGTGTTGGGTCGTATGCGATCAATCAATGCACGAGCCGCAAGGGTGCGTGATGTAAAGATTGGAAAGCAAAACGGTGAAGAGGCTGATGTGATGGGAATGAAAGCGGAATATGCTTTTGCTAAATTGTTTAACACATTTCCAGATCTAGGACTAACACCGCGATCTGGCAGTCCTGACGGTGTCATTAGTGGTTACGCTTATGATATCAAAGCGACTCATTACAAAAATGGAAAGCTACTTGCCACAAAAAAAATAAATCATAATGTGGATATGTATGTTCTTGCTGTGGTAACTGAACCGCACGTTGTAGACTTTAAAGGATACCTATTTAAAAAAGACTTCATTAAAAAATCAAACCTGCGCGATTTAGGTTATGGCGAAGGCTATTGTGTAAATCAATGTGACTTAAAAAAGTTTAAAAAATTAAAGAAGATAACGATGCAAAATGACCGAAATAATGATTAATATTTGTGTAAGTCTAGGTTCTTCTTAGCACCTACACGCCAATTAGGTGCCGT